AGCGGTATAATGTACTATATTTTAGTCATTTTTTAACATGAGAAACGAAATTATCCAGTTGGAACCAGACGAGTCTGGCCCCATCATTGTCGTTCACGAAGTCGTACTACTTATGGCATCCATTATGAACTACTTGAGTGTATCCTTGTATGAAGGGTTGTTTCAACAGCGCCACCAAGAAGCGCTTTCCGAAATGAATACGATTTATAATGAAATTTCAAAAAATCCGCAGAATGCACCGTCATTTAAAGACGCCGTATTATTTTATAATAATTTTGTGTATTTATCAAAGGTCATGGACACAGATGACCCCGATTATTCTCGTTTCCGGAAAAGCTTGTACCGGTACATAAACGCAAACATCATAAAAAATGCATGCTAAACCACTGCATGCAATGTCAATCTCACTCATTCGATTGTATAGACATAGCGTTTTATGGTTATGTTTATTTCCTTTTCCACATAAAGGTTGGTCTCACCGCTTGGATTTTCTTCGACATCAACTTGAGATGCCATTGGACCAACCTCGGCTCTTTCTTCGTCCAGCAACTCCTTGTATTTTTCTAAAGCTGCTTCACGCGCTGTTTCATATGATTTGTAAAGCTTTGGATGCAGTTCAATAGAATCGTCAAAAACGAGAACGGCATAAACCGTAATTTGCATTTTCAGTTCGTAAACACGATAGAAACTCTGCTACTCAAATACAAATACTACAAAAGCATTTCAATTTTTTTCAACGTATAACACAAGTCAATTTAAAGCGTTTAAATATAATATTTTATATATTTTATATAAATACAACAATGAGGGCGCATGGATGTGCACTTTACATTGGATGCGGTACCGATTTTGACCCTACAATCGATTTACAAACCACTGTTTCTAGGTTTATCTATGTAGACTCTCAACCACTCACTGCATGTGGTGACTTGTACCAAGCGTTTACACCAGAGAATAAGTTAGCTACGTACCGAAAAACGTACATGAAAGATTTCGCTAGCGTGGCAGAATGTGCAGGATTTAAAAAAATCAGTTTGGACGGAGTATATCCGCATGTATACAAAAACAGTACCACCAATCAAGAAGTGTATCATTATTTTAGTTTGTGTTTCCCGATTCAATCATTCAATCAAAACCATGCAGCGAGTAAAGAAGAATTGACGCGACTGGTTTTTTTATTGAATCACGTAACGCATTTGGTGGTTCGAAAGTATATACCCAATATAAACATTTTTCGATACTTTTTACGTCCTATCGTGTTTGTTGGGTATGATGACACAATCTACGTTGAAACACTCAGTGCGCTTCTCCCGTATGAACGGAATAAAATAACGGCGCATATGCAACAAGGTCAGTACCGAGACAGGTTTTCAAAATATATCTACATGAAAAAGGAAACCAATGCACAACTGCATGCATCCACGTACACAGATTTCGTTTCAAAGTTATGAATTATTAAAAAAATCCAAAAATTCCAAAATCCAAAAATTGAAAAAATCCATTTTTCCAAAACTTTTTTGAGAAAGTCAAAAATGGACATAAAAAAGTATGTCCAAAATTCGAAATCGCGAAAAAGTTTCCGAAAAAAAAAATTTTTTTTTATCGTCACAAACTAAAAAACTTTTTTCTGGTTTTGAGAGCGTTTTCTAGGAAAATCACTTTTTTGACCATTTTTTGCAAAAACTGCCAAAAACCCGATTTTTTGGTCCGCGTTCTATATTTTTTAGAACGCATAGAACGCGGGCGCGTTTTGCACGCAAATGCTAACAAAAAGTTGAAAAAAGCGCTTTTTTTTGTTACGACGTTTTTTTGACCATAGAACAAAAAAAACGCCGCAGCTTTTCTGGTAAGCGAGTTGTTCGGGAGCGCGGCGCTTTTTGAGGTTTCAGTCACGTTTTTTCGGGTTTTTTTCGGGTTTTTTTTCGGGTATTTTCGATTCCTTTCGGGATAAACTTTACGTATTGTTCATCTGTATTCGGAAGGTAAATTCGATTCTGGCGTATCGAAGAAACAAGTAAATTCCAACAACATTTGTAATGATAATAACTACCCTGTAGTCTAGGGCGATTAAAGCATTCAGTAAAGAATACATATTGAAGTTTAATTGAAACCAATTATATGCAATGAATAATAGCCATACATATAATGGTGAAATATTGGTGTATTCGATTTCGAGTGGCATCGGGCTGTTTTGTACCCAATAATAACAATAACAATAGTAAATCAATTTTACACGCGGGCACGTTTTTTTGATTTTTGTGCACGTTTTTTTTGTTTCAATTGACGTTTTTTTGAACGGCGACCGCCTTTTCCTGAGCGCGCGTGTCCTGGACCGCCGTGGTGTGAACGACCTGGACTATTGGGACTTCCTGAAAATAGTTTTAAAGCAATTTGTGTTTTTCTATTCATTTGTTTTTTTGGAAAGTGCTGCAATAGATTGTTCTTAGGTACAAACGCTAACTCAAATAACTCACCGTGACGTTTATCAAGTCGCGCAGCAATGGTGTCCTGCCATACCTTAACCTGTGTACCTGTTAATTGTAATGAAAAAAACGTGCAACCATCTCGTGTACCAAGTTCTCTCAATTCACGAAGTGCACTTTCATGTAATCTAACTCCCGTTTCTTCCCCAATTTCTCTGATGATGGCATTGCGCGGAGTTTCACCGTCTTCAATTTGACCCTTTGTTATTCCAAAGTGAGTTGCATCAGCAATCCATCTAAAGTTAACCCGGTATGAATCTGAACCTGCCTCAAAACTAGGTGTATCAAATTGAACACGCGTACCAAATAACTCTTCCAATGCGACAGCGCGTTTTGCAAATACTATTTTGGCTTGTGTTAAGTCGTCAGGGGCAACTTGGGCTGCACTACCACTAGCTGAGGTTGCTGTTGCTGTTGCTGGGAAATCCGAACGAGCAACTCTCTCAAAATCTTCCATTTGAATTTGTCCCGACTGTTTACTTGGAGTCAACCGAAGGTTTGCAAATGATGATGGATGCTTTTTTTTTGTACGAATATCATCTACATTGACAGTTGCATATGTATCTCTCACATAACGAGACTCAATCCCCGCCAGTATGAATGGGTTTTTGTCTTCGTACTCGTACCAAACAACGCACGCTGCAGAAGCAGAAGGCATGATATATAAAAATAAACAATAATGTTTGCTTTTACTATTTGCAAATATTATTTTGTTTAACTTATTTGCTGATATTAGATTATTTCATTACAATTTTGGTCCCTTTGTGAACGTTATTCCCTGCCACAAACCCCGCATCGACTTCAATAAATCCCGCATTGTTTTTCGAGCGAAACTGGTGCACCTTTTCAGAAAAGGGTCTCATGTTTTGAACCGTTTCTAACACCCGGTGCCGTTTATCGACCACAATCGCATCGAGAGGAATGTACGTGTTCTTCATCCATACACCAGTCATTGGACGGTGACGTCTCGACTTAAACCACGCTCCGCAGCCTTCACCGAGTGGTGTTTTTTTAAACATGAGACCGCGTTTTGTAGCATGTCTTGTTTTAAAACGCTTTGTTATTCGAACATGTACAATCTCTCGGTTTCTTATATGACGAGTTTTCATTATTACTATAGTACTATATAAAATTTATAAAAGTTCTTCTACTGCAAGAATATTCGGATTTATCTCCCGAATGAGGTTTTCCAAGTCCGTTATTTTTGCTTCGTGTGCGTCCTTTTCGTTTTTTAACCCATCGAACCGAGCTTTTAATTCATCGATACGTCGTTCGAGAGATTCTTTCGAATAATCAACACTAATTTTTTCACGCACGGGGTCAACCACGTACTTGTTTAAACCCTCTTTAACACTTTTTGCAACTTCTAACGCACTTGTTGTGCGCTGTTTCCACCATTGCGTATCAACCCCAGCCTCTTGCAATTCGGTTTCAAGTTTTTCGGACTTTTTGTCACTTGCTTCATCCACTTTTTCTACTAGTTTCTGTTGCAGATGTCTCCACTGTAGCAACTTTCTCCTTCGATGCATCATCTACACTCGGAAATGCTTTTTCTCGCGTTTTCAATTTCTCAAGTTCGGTGTTAACAGTTAGTATCTTTTCTTCGACGCGTTTGAGTTGTTGTTGTTCTCGGTAGCGCAGGTTCAAGTACTCTTTCAATTTAGGTTGGTTTGCTTCGCCTTCTTCTTTTTCTTTCATGACTTTATCATTTTGAAGCAGCGCCTTCATGGAGTTGCGATACATCTCCGCATCCACAATGAGAGAAAAGTTGGACATGTATTCGATTTGGTTTTCCAAAAATACGGGATAGGTGGATACTTCGGTGGTATTATTATCAACAATTCGAATTATTGGCGCGTCATTTTCACCGCACACTGCATGAAAAATAATGTTTATATTTCCATTGCATTGGTTTTTAGGTTCTTCGGGGCGAACACGCTCGTAAACTTCAAGGTTGCATTGGAGAGCCCGTGCAAGTGGAATGAGCATTAAAAGCGGATGCCCCCAAACGGCTGGCATAACTTGGTGATACGACGACTCGCCATCTTGAACTTTGACTTTTACGGGAACCGACAGCTGTTCAAAGTATTCCTCTGCAGTCATGGAAGGCGCATCTTTTGTTGGAATTGTAGGACTGGTTGGACTCGTAGGGCCTGTAGTGCCTGGAGGCATTGAACTGGTAGGACCCGGACTCATAGGGCCCGTAGAATCTGGTTCATTCGAGTTTATTTTTTTAATAGCATGAAATAAATCAACCGGACCATTTGA